TGCTAATGCTGGGTTAGAAATAACTCCATTTTGATTAGCAACAATTGCATAAGGATCACCTCCTAAGAATTTTCTAACATAAGAGTTAGAAACGTCTGCTGCAGGTGGTACATCAATAGTTGTATCGCCTAGAGTATATCTTAAGAATGGTCCAAATACTCCTGTGTATCTTGCTCCATTATCTTCATCTGGGAAAGTAAATCTAAATGCTCTTGGCATATCTGGGTTACCTCCTTCAGGAATATACTGAGTTGAGAATATAGGTTTAGGATCTACACCTGAGATAAAAGTATCGCAGAAATAAGGATCCTGAGATGTTGCAAATTGAGTCATTGAAGGAGCTGAAATAAGAGCAGTAGTTTTACCTCTTTTCTTAGCTAGCCTTGAAAGATAAACTTTACCACCGCAATTAGGTCTTAATCCATAAGCCATTGTATCAACTACGTATCTGTAGTTAATCATGTCAGGATTCATAAGACCTCTTAAGATTCCAGGATCTTCTAACATTCCATAAATCTTAATTACACCTTCCTCAAGTCCAGGGGCTCCAAGTGTGGTATATCCAGGTAAGTGATTAGATGTAATAGCTAATCCTCTAGCTCTTTTAAATAAGTAATGGGTTGCTACAGAAGCATCATCAATTGGTAATTGAGTTAAAACTGTAGTAGCTGCTAAACCTCCATCAATAGCTTCTGCTGTTTTTAGAAGGTAAACTCCATTTGGAGAAGTTCCTGTTGAAACATCAGTTGTGAAAACTTTTGAAATTACATAAGTTACTCCAGGAATTCCATTAGCTGCTAAAGATGTTTCTTTTTTAACAAGAGTTCCAACTGTAATTTTAGCGCCATCACCAACTACATCAAGATAAAATTCTTTTCCGGAGACTAATCCCTCTCCATAAAGAGTAATATCTAAAGTATTATGAATTATATTATCAGAAACGTCAATACCATAGCTTAAGAAAGCTGTTGATACGTCAGTTGATACATCAATAAGATTATGTCCTACTAAATCTACAACAAAAGATGCTGCATCTACAGAAGATCCATCTCCAATTTCCCATTGTGCTTGATCTTCATCCCAAATAAGTTGGTCAAGAGCTTCATGGTTAACATTAACTAATACTCCTGTAAATTGGGTAGAAGCATTAATAAGATCTTCAATATATTGACTTGCACCTGTTTGATCTCTAAAATCTGGAATAAATGTTCCAATCCAGGATCCTACTAAACCAACAGTAGGTAGATCTAAGAATGCATTAAGTTGTTCTGGAAGAATACCTTCTGAAGAAAAATAATCAGCAAAATAAGGATCTGTTGAAAGTTGAGCATAATTAGTCCAATCTCCTTCTACAGCAATCACATTCACAAAATAATCTTTCATAAGATCATAAGGACGAATCCATTCAAAAGGAATATTTGTATCTGAACCATACCAATCTCTTGCAAAAACGCTATATCCTTGAAGGCCTACAGCTTTTCTGATAATAAAAGATATTGTTTTTGTTCCAACGTTTGCTACTTGTATTAAAGAAGTACTTTCAGCAGTTGTTACTCCTTCTTTATTAGAAGCTATTCCTAAAAGATATTCAGAATCTGCTTTCCAGAATCTTTCTCTATTGAAATAATTAACAAATTTTTCTGTGTATACTTCTCCATTAACTCCACTATAAATGTCAGTATTAGAAACAGCTGAATCTATAGATAAAGACATTCCTTGAGCAGTATCAATTGAAGCGTCCACAGGTGATGCATTAGCAGCTAATAAGTTAATTGCAAATACTGGGGATTGTAACAGAGCTGTATCAATAGATCTGTGGAAGAAAGAACCCTTTCTTTCTAATTTTCTATCGATGTCTCCATAAAATCTTTGACGATCACGAGTAGAACGTATAAAAACCGGAGCATTAAAAGGACCCACCTTAGAGAATCCAGGAAGCAATCTTAATGACTGTGTGGTTACTATAATTCTTTCTGATTGATCAACCTCTATTGTGTAGACACCCGCGGATTTAAACTGCGATAAATCTAGAGCAAGCTTTGCCATATTTTATTGAATTATTTTTATTATTTATTCGTTTAGATTTCCTTAAAAATCACTTTCTATTATTATTCTGTTAAGCTGTTTTATTATATATCTATTTCTGAACAAAGGTATTTTGCCCTTATTTTATTAGAGATTATATCCAGGCTTATAACGAGGTCTTCTTTCTGCATTAAAAATATCTTTTAATGTTTCCGCTTCTGAGTTTGCATCTGAATTTAAATACATGGCAGCAAACATATCATCGCTAGTATCTCTTTCATCGTATGGTTCTTCCAAAATTTTCAGAGCATATACTTTTGCCTCTGTGTCTGGTAAGTCATTAAGAAAATCATATAACCAATCTCCATATTCTGGTTCCTCATAGAAACGAGATAGATTTAAACATGCCATAACTGTATCATCATGTCTTGCTATTCCTTTCCAGGTTTTTTTAACTTTTCCAAAAGATCCAAATTCTGCAATAGTTTCTGTATCACTAGGTATAATTGTTTTCTTTCCTATTAATTTTTTTCCAAGTCTACAAAAGTGATCTTTATCATTTCTTGTTTTATATCCTGGTTTTTTTCTTGGAGCAGGTTCTCCGGGAATTGGAGCAGTATGGCAAGATTTCATCATAATATCTTCATACCATCCATCATGATTAGAAAATTCTTTCATAAAGGCTTTCCCATTAAAGTTCATTTCTGTAATTAATTTACAAATATCTCCGCCAAACTGATCATAAATTAAAGATTTATTAACTTTAGCCATAATCTCTTCATCTCCAATATTATCTCGGTAAATTCCGACTTGTCTCATTCGAAAAATATTATTAATTACATATTCATCTTTCCTGAGTTTCTTTAATTTTGGAAGAGATTTTAATTCTACCTTATAAATAGAGGTCACATTATAATCATTATCTTTTAATTCATCTTCATCTTTTCCTTCTGCCAAATCATTAGATAAAATAAATCTATGATCTTTTTCAGAAAAATCATCATTTGGATCAAAATTCGGATGCCATAATAGATCTCTATAAAGAGAATCATCTAATTCAGTTTTTTCTAATTCTTTATAAATATATTTTTTACCTATTCTTTTTATCCACGCCATCATATTGCCAGATAGCAGAAGATTAGATCTTCTATCAAAAGAAAGTTCAAATTCTTGGGCAAATTCTTCTTCTCCAAAGTCAGCTTTTGTTTTCTCCGCCCATTCATCATCATGGCCAGGAACTTCCCAATAATCAACCCTTTTATATAAAAATGAATTTTGTCCTTTATTAGCTTTATCCCATATCTCAAAAAATAAATTATCCATTCCATCTGGGGTAGATGAAATAATACACTGAGATATCAAAGATGATGATAAAGTAGGATAAACTGATCTCCAGAAAGATCTTGCAGTTTTTTGTTGAATATGAGCAAACTCATCAATGTATAATACATGAATAGCAAAACCAATCGCTGCAGTTTTTGTTGTTGCTTGAGAGGTTAACATACATCCATTATCTAATTTTAAACCTAAAGCAGCAATATTTCTAATACCTGGTTTTAAAAAGAAAGGAAGACCCCTAAATACATCAAGAACTTTAGCAACAATTTCTGTAGTTGTTACTTGTTTGTTTGCAATGATAAGTAGATTTCGATCAGTATGAAAACAAAGATACCATGCAAAGAAAGCTGCAATGGTAGTAGTTTTTCCCGTTTGGCGGGATGCCATAAGGATATAATTTCTATTTTTGGGGCCAAAATCATTGATAGAAGGAACCCAAACTTCTTCACCAATAGTCTCCAATATTTCACTTTGAAAATCTCTTAATTCAACAGTTCTTCTTCCTTCATCTGTAAGAAATCTACAATAAGATTCCACAAAATAATCAACATCTTGAGAACATTTTATAAATTCTTGTTCCTCTTCGTGGGTTAATTGAAAAAATATGTTTTGTCCTTTTAATTCATAATCTCTTTCATGAAAGCAAGAAAAATCTGCGTCCTCCCCAAAATTATTTCTAACTTTCTCTAATGTTTCATTGACTCTCTTAGTAGTCCAGATAGTAGATGATGCCATTTTAACGTTCTTTTAACATATATACCAATTATTCCGATTTTTCCTCTTCAATATCTTCAACATCTATGATACTTTGTCTCGCTTCATTCTGTGCAATTTTCAGTTTTTTGGTTTCATTAATTAATTCTTTTGTTCCCATAGCAACAATACCATCTTTGTTTCTCATAACGCCAGATTCATGAGGGCCAATAGCTTTAAGTTCTTCTGCTTTTTCCCTGATGTCTCCTTTTACGTCTCTGTAAGTCATTTTTATGGCCTCTACAGTTTGTAGGAGTTGCTTATTTAAGTCCCCGATGGTCTTGCTAAGGTTACCAAAGACTTCAAACATACGTGGATGTGCAGCGCCCGAACGGACCTCCTCCATGAGGGCTTCTTGCATCATCTCATTAACCTCTAATTGATAAAGTAATCCGGATAATGAAATAATGTCTACTTGCATCTTATTTTTAAGATATGGGTTTCCAGCAACCATTTCATCTGAAAGCATTAACCCCGTAGCGTTATTAACCATTCTACGGGCTCTTCGATGACAATTTCTCTTGGTTCTGTCAAAATCCATAGTAAAAGCAGGCTCCATTTTAAGTTCTGGATTATTTCCTGCTGGGGCCACTGGCCCATCAATAGTAGGATTACTACCTGCTATCATTTTTTCGAGATTTTCTCTCTCACCTTTTATGCTCATGATTTATAGAATTATGTTTTTTCTATATATCCGAGAAAAAGGACGAAAAAAGACGACATCGTCTTATTTGGTTTAAAATGGTATTTATCGCTGTTGAGAAATATATGGTGCTCTAAATCTTGGATCTGCATTATCTAAGATAAGTGCTTTATCAGCATTTTGAGAAAAATAAGAAAGTAATTCTTCAATTTGTCTTTCTTCTTCAATTGTAGAATTAAATAATCTTATATTTGTTATGTAAGCATCTGATTTATCAATAGAATATCTCTCTACTTGAGTTTGTTCTGGAGTAAATGGCAAAGT